GACGCCGGAATGGTATAGCCATCCTGCATTCTCAAACTCTCGAATCAGCAGCCCGCGGAAGTCGCGCAAGGCAATCTCCCCATCGCGCATCTTCGACATCGGCAGGTCCATACAGTGAAACGAGCACAGCCTCCCCGGCTTGGTCGTGCGGAACAACTCAGCGACGAGAAAACGGAACTGAGCGAAAAACTCGTCGTGGTTGCGGCAGTTGCCCATGTCGTTTGGGCTGTCCGTGTACGTGTACAGCGAAGCGAACGGCGGGCTGAATATGCTGTAGTTGATAGATTCGTCCGGTTCGACTGACAACCCGAGAACCGCATCGGAAAGCGTGATCGTCCAGTTCTCGCCGCGCTTGGTTTCAACGGGCGATTCCAGCTTCTCCGGTCGGCTGACGCTCAATTCCTGCCCTTCTTGCATGGCGGCCATCATCCCTTCCCGTTGCTCCATTGCCTGCCTGTCTTTGCGCTCGATGTTGCGAACAACCGCGCCCTCGGTTTCTGCCGTAACGACGTAGCACTGGACGGGGCGCGACTGCCCGAATCGCCAAGTGCGCCGGATCAGTTGGTAGTATTGCTCCCATGAGTCAGACAGTCCTACGACGGCGTTGCGCGCGCACTGTTGCCAGTTCATCCCGAACCCGGCGATAGAAGGCTTCGTCACAAGCCGATCGATCTCACCCGCAGAGAAAGCCAGCAAGGCCTCTTCCTTGGCGTCGACGGACATACTGCCGCGCACTTCCATAGCGGCGCATTCGCGAGCTAGCGCTTCGGATTCGGCGTTGAGGTTACACCACAGCAGCCATTGCTCTTTCGGTTGTGATTCGACGATCTCCGCACAGGCCGCGACTCGCTCGTTGATGCTGGACTTGCGGGCGTCGCGCCTCTCGCCCAGCGTCTTGGCTTCCATCGGGAAAAGATGCTGACCGTCGCTCTCGGAGTCGACCGTGACCTGGTAGATCTCCAGCGACGGCAGAACGAATCCATCATCCGATCCGCCTATGTCCGACGGCTTCGATATCGCCGTGGCCCAAGAACAAACCCAACGCCAGAACTCGGCTTGCGCGTGGCCCTTGAGCCGCCATTTCGATGTATCGCCGCCGTCGTGAACAAAGAACGTCGCCAGCATTTCGGCGGCGGTCATCACGCCCAGGAACTCGGCATGGTTGCCTAGCTCCATGTGGTCGTTCGGCGCTGGAGTCGCCGTGCAGCAGAGCCGGTACGGGATACTCGCGGAGAACTCCGTCAACCGTCTCCGCGTCTTGCCCGTCATGGCCTTGAGAATCGAAGATTCGTCTAATACGACTGACCGGAAGTCGTCCGGGTTGAACTTCTCCAGCCGTTCGTAGTTCGTGATGATCGTCTTGACGCCAGCGGTTAGCGCGGTCTGCATTTCGGCGCGGTCTCTCGCGTAGCGAGCTTCGATACCAAACTTCTCGGCTTCGCGCTGCGTCTGCTTGCCTACAGCTAAGGGAGCCAAGATTAGGCCGGGCCGGTTTGTCTGCTCGGTGACCTGCCGCGACCATTCCAGTTGCATAGGCGTCTTGCCGAGTCCGCACTCGGCAAAGACCGCGCTGCGTCCGATCCGGCAGGCGCGATCCACCGTGCGTCGCTGCCAGTCGAATAGCAGTTGGTTAATCGGTCCGGGCGTGATGCCGCACGGCTCCAGCCGCCGCGCCTTACGTTCGATGACTTGTTCGTAGGTCATGCCGCCGCATCCTCCCAAGGCTCATCGCCACTGATTGGCGCTTCCGAATCAGCCAGGTTGTCGAAGCGGGCGTACTTGTCGCGAAAGGCTAGTCGCACGGTGCCCGTGGGGCCGTTGCGTTGCTTGGCGATAATGATTTCGGCGATTCCCTTTAGGTCTTCGCGATCCGGTTTGTACTTCTCTTCGCGGTAGATGAACATCACGACCGAAGCGTCCTGTTCGATGGAGCCCGACTCACGAAGGTCCGACAGCATCGGGCGATGATCGCCCGTGCGTTGCTCGGGTGCGCGGCTCAACTGCGAAAGGGCAATGACCGGCACGCCCAACTCGCCGGCCGATACCTTAAGGCTGCGGCTCACGGCGGAAACCTCCTGCGTGCGGTTCTCGGATCGCTTCTGCCCGCTCGCTGCTAGCTGCAAGTAGTCGAAGATGACCAGATCTAACCCATGCCGCGATTGAATCCGTCGGCACTGAGCCAGCGCGGCATCGACCGATATGCTTGTGCGGTCTACGATGTAAATCTTGGCCCGCCGCAACTCTTCCGCGGCAGCCGTCAGCTTGCGCCGCTCGTCGGAATTGAGTTGCCCCATGCGCAACCGCAATTGGTCGACGCGGGCGTGGGCGCAGACAAACCTCTGGAACATCTGCTGCACGTCCATTTCAAGAGTGAATAAGGCGATGGACTTGTTTTCCTTCAGGGCGACGTATTCAGCAATAGACAGCCCTAGCGCGGTCTTGCCGAAGCTGGAGCGGGCCGCGATGATGATGAGCTCGCCTGGACGGAAACCCCACGTCATGCGGTCCAGGTCGTAGAAGCCGCTGCGTACGCCCTCGGTCACCGGCGCGATGGCCGCGTCGATGCCGCCAACCGCGTCGATGTAAGCCGATGGCGTAATCGCTTCATCCGATCCGGCGGCGTGGTCGTTGATCGCCTCAAGCTCCGAAGAGATCCTTCCGACAATTTCAGCAGGACTCGCGGACCTATCCAGTGCGTAGCCTTGAGCGGCTTGGCCGATGAGAACTAACCGTCTGCGTGCCCCGTACTCGCGCAGCACGTCGCACTGGCCGGCAACTGATGGGTACTCCGGCAAGCCCTCCAGCAGCTTGAGGATTCGTTTCGGCCCGCCGATCTCCGCGAGCTGGTTTTTCTTGCCGAGGTAATCGGCGACCGTCGCCGGGTCGATGCCGATTTGTGCCGCGACCATCTCGCGGATCGCGTTGTAGACGATCCGGTTGGGAACGACCGAAAAGTCATGCTCGGCGACTTGGCCGACGATCTCCTGGGCCAGGTGCGGCTGCAGGATCATCGTGCCGAGCACGACGGATTCAAGGTCTAGCGATGCTGGCATGGCGTTCAACGGATATCCCCCGATCAGACGCGCATCGGCATGACGACGTAGCGGTAGGAGTCATCGCCACCGCCCTCGCGGAACTCAATCGCGGATTCGTGATCGGTGAACCGCATTTGGACATCAGCGCAACCAACCGCCCGTAGAAAGTCGTGGACGTAGGTGCTCTTGATCCCGAACATGCCGGACGCCTCGCCCGAATACGTGACGGTCTCTTCGGCGTCGCCGCCGTTGTTGGCTGCCGACAATTTGAGATCGCCGTTGATCGCCATCTTGACCGCCTGCATGGCGTCGGCGAACTTCGTCACGCGGGCTAGTGAGGCCATCAGTTCTTCGCGTTTGATCTCAACCACGTGCGGGGCCTTGCTCGGCAGCACGCGCTCGTAGTCCGGGAAGTTCCCGGAGAGTTTGCGAGTGATCAGGGTGTAGCCGTTGGCTTCGATGACGACGTGATTGGTCTCGAATGCGATGGATGCCGATTCAGCCGAGCCGAACAGCCGGGCCGCGATATCGAGCGACGCTTTCGGGACGAGCGACTTGCCTTGCTCGTCGAAGGGCACGCCATTCTTAAACTTGGTTTGCGAGAGCCGATGGCCGTCCGTCGATGTGGCGATCAACAGCGCGCCCTTGAACTCGATCAGGGCCGCGATCAGGGTGTAGCGCGACTCCTCATTGGCGATAGCGAAGCCCACGCGGGATTGGATCTGTGAGAGCCAAGAGCCGGGGATCGTGTACCGCTTGACGTCCTTCTCGTTGAATCGCGGCCGCTCCGGGAAGTTTTCGACGGACATGCCGGGAAGGGCCGTGCGGGACTTGACGCACTTGACCGTCAGTTTCATCGCCGGGGTTGACTCAAGCGTCGCATCGGCGTGGGGCAGCAGATTGAAGTAATCCGCCATGCGTTTGGCCGGGACGGTGATCGAGCCTTCTTTCTCGACGTTGCACGGGATCGACAGCGATATCCATCGCTCTAGATCGGAAGCGTCCAGGTAGAGCTTTCCGCCTTTCGCCTCCAGCTTCACGTTCGACAAAACGGGGATGGTCGATTTCTTCTCGACCGCAAGCACGGCGGTTGCCAGCGCTTGAGATAGGTCTTTGACGGGGATGGTGAGTTTCATGCGGCGTCCTGTCGGTCAAGATAGATGGATAATTGATGTCTAGCGCTGCTCAATCTTGAGTCGGCTTCGATTTCTCGGCAGACCACGCAGTCATCATTGCGAGTGCTGCCGTGTTCGCCGCACAATGGACGGCCATCGCCGCCCTCCATGATTTCTTTGTCGGCAAGTGCTTCCTCGGCCGAGATAACCCGAGCGGCGTGGATGTGCTCGCGGTTGCCAAATGAAGGCTTTCCCTGAAGAGTCTCTACTGCTT